TGAGGGCAAGATTTCTCCCAATCTGTCTGAGTAAAGTAATTCCGTGAAGAATTTCTTTAATCGGTTTACATTGTAGCCGTCTTCAAGTTCCACAATACCTAAATATCGCTCTCCACTATCCAATAGTAAGAATTGATTTATCATTATTTATTCTCCTTTATTTTATTTACACCAGTAACGATTATAAATATTGTGAAAATGAAATTTGTTTTCATTCCTGTCAATGTCAATTCCTATTCCAAAAATTCTCAATTCAAACCATATTCCATTCATGCTTTTATTCCTGCCCATGTCAAAATCAAAAATTTGACATTCTGCAAAGTATAGAGCTAATCGTAATTTTTGAATAATTTCACCTTTTTTAAATAGAGTGTTTTTAAATACTTTCCTCATTATTTATTCTCCTTTTTTTAATTGGTGGCTTGTCTCTTCAGATGGGGGAAGCCATTTCCCCATGACCCCCAAAAATGGGGGTTTCGACTGTTTAGAGTTTATTACCAATGAAGTCGAACAATTCACGCACATAATAGTCGAAGTCTTCATCTACTTCAGGTAAACCATAGCCTCTAATGACGTGGTCAAATTGCCAATTACTAGCATTATTAAAGTCACATTCTAGATTTAAGTTTACTTGGTCTATAACCCATTTTTTCAGTATTGACCTTACTTTAGGTTTACCCAAGCCCTTCAAGATGATTTGTGTTAATTCCATGTTATTTCTCCCTTGTTTTGATAAAAGAACATGGTAGAATCTAAGCACATTTTATCTAATGTCAATAGCTTTTTAAATTTATTTTTAATCCTATTTAATAGGGTGCGGAAAGTGGTTTTGGTGCATCTCCTCACCCCTCAATAGTTTTCCACAAGTTATCCACATTTTATCCACATGACAAAGTGGCAGGGGGGCGGATGACATTCTGGCAGGGTGGGTGTACCACCTCTCCTCGCAAATTAAGTTATAGAAAGACTTAGAAAGAGGTGAAGAAAAAAATAATTTGAAAGAAAGTTGTGTCTTGCTATAGTAGTAGTAGTGCCTAATATGGATTTAGGCACGAAATGTTTAAGAGAGATTAAAGTCTATTGTATTATAATATCAAAGTCATTTATATTATATAAATTGGTTATGTTCTAGTATCGCAAAGATGATAAAGTGATAATCTTAGACCATAGATTATCAGATTATCACGTTAGATAGATTAGTAAAATTTCATTGGATATAACTCAAGATATTGGAGTAAATATGAGCGTAAAATTACCAGCTAAGTGGAAACCATCAAAGATTAGAGCTATTGAATACATGACAATGCATCCTAATGCCAAGATGGAAGAAGTAGCACAGGAATCAGGTGTAACAAGGAATACGGTAAGCATCTGGTTGAGAGACCCTGAGTTTGTTGAGGTGTTCTATCAGAAGTATATGGTTTCCTTTGGGGCTAAATTGCCATCAATCTTAAATAGTATGATTCGTGAGGCTGAAAGTGGGAATGTCCAAGCAGGACGATTGGTGCTTGAGCATTCGGGTAAACTTATAAAAAGAGTTGAGGTGAATAACCATCAAAGTCCCTTTGAAAAGTTCCTCGACCAAGGAGATAGCAAGCCCTACGAGAAAGAAGAGATTGAAGAGGCAGAATTTACCGTTATCCCAGAAAGACCTGTTGTGCCAGAAAAAAAGAAACCCAAAACAAAGAAGGCAGAACTCTTTGAAGTCAAAGAAAAGGCTCGGAAGCTCGAAGTAAGACGGGAAGCAGATAGATGGAGACGTAGGGCAAAGCGAGTTGGAGTCGAATTATTGCCAAAGGGTAGAAAGACTCAAATACAACGCTTAGAATGGCAACAAAAGGTGCGTGAAGCGGAAGAATCCATGTCTGATTTTTAGGCATACCCCCCAAGACCCCCCTATACCTGTGTATCGGGTGGGGTAAGGGCTTTTTTCCGATACCCCACCGTCGAGAAACACTGCGAATTATGCCAAAACCGTGTCTGAATATGACGAACTATATATACTAAAGTATATATATAGATACTATATAGTATAATAATACAGTTATCATATATTGGCACTGGTTATAATATATCTATTCGTTTCTTGGTAGATTCCTCTTGTTCCTTCTTCGGAATCTCGATTCTCAGTACACCATCCTCAAATTTGGCACTCACATCACTAGATAAGTTATCACCTAACTGAAATGAACGTCTAAAGGACGAATGTTTGAGTTCTCGCATAATGTAACGGGCATCATCGTCCTCTAATTGGTGTTTGTCACCACTAATAGTCAATATGCCATCCTCTACATCAATGTTGAGACGTTCCTTCGTCATTGAGGGCAATTCGGCAACAATTACAACGCATTCGTCATAATCAACCACATCTACCTTCGGAAAAGAACCATGTTTGAATGAAATTCCAAATTCTTTTTGGAAATTCGGGAATTGACTTTGCACAATCTTATCGAACATTGTGTCAAAGGGGGTTAGAAATTCATCTCGATTGAAATGAATCGGTACTCGTGCTACTTTCATTAGTAACTCCTATGTTAGCAAGTTAGTTGTCCTCTTCGTGAGCGACAACAAAAAACTATTTATAATCAGTTTCGTAAAAACCCGTTCCGTTAAACTTCACGGAAGGGGCGGTGACGGATTCACGAACATCAAAAGAACCACAAGTGGGGCATTCTTCACTCTGCTGTTCATCTTCTATGATAACGGTCAAGGTTTCCCAATCCCATTCACATTCGTTACAAATCCATCTAATTGTTTTAAATTTTCTCATATTTTCAAATTATCATCAATTTCAACATCGGCTGGAATCAACTGACAGTAGCAATACTCTTTACAAACACTCCATCCCGAAGCTGGCATACCTCTCGATTCCCAACCTTCCCAAGTATCAACTTGTCCAGCTCTTTCTTCGCAATCGGGGCATATATTCTTGGAGACGGCTACCCATCTTAGCTTTTGCCCCATTTCTCCAGCTCTGCGGAATGCTTGGTTAATTCCTCCAACAACTCCTCGCTTGATTGAATTTCTGAACTCACCGAAGATTCTCCCCCTGCTATTAAGGTCTTGACTAAGAACCCCAATAATTGATTGTTCGCTAACTCCACTTCTAATAAGTCGGTCAATTTCTTGTCCAAGTCGTTCTGCGAAGATTCGCACATCGTAAGATAGTCCGAGAGTAACCCATAAAAGTATTCCTCTGTCTTTGTCATCTAACCTCTTTTCGTCTGCCATTAATCTACCCCGATTAAGTCTTTAATACAAGTGGTGTTTTTAAGTGAAGTGATTTTTTTATATCCGAATCAAGTTTCTTCATAGTCTCATCGGTCATTGTAAATTGGATGAATGGACGTTTCTTATTACCATCGCCCGTATGATGATAATAACCGTAGTCATTCATCTCAATGCCATCTTTTGTTGTAACAATGCTATTATGAAGAGCATGAGTCATGTAAAGAGGTGGAGTTTCTGGGTATCCTGCTCTTTTACGTCTTTGCTTAGTTGTCTTCTCTAAAACGGGCTTAACCTTGCCACTCTTTATAAATTCTTTAGAAGCTTTTACGGTATCATTGGATGACCCCTTCATAGTATTCTTAATGATTTTTGGCATATCATCAGCGAGTTTGCCAAAGTCGAAATTAACTTTTATCTCTGATACCATCCCAAAATTCCTCTCCTAATTGCTTTGCTTCAAAATATCTATCTTGGTATTGAAGAACGAATTTCTCGACCTGTCTCTCCCCCCAAGCGATTGGGTCGTCGAGTATCTCCTCAATGCTACCATCGAGTTCAACCTCAATGTCGTTAATCTTATCCAGCTTCCTGACGGAATTGAGCAAAAATTGACTGTTGCGATTCGTTTTCGTTTGTTTGTCTGTTGGCATCTATAATTTCCTGTGCTTGCTCTATGGTTAAATCTTTATTATCTCTCACCATGATTTTGGCACGAGTAGTTAGATTATGATTAAGGCTAAATTCATCTTTTAAGATTTGGTCTTGTACCGTCGTTGGATACTCCACTTCTTCAAAATCAATTCCGAAATTTTCTGGTAAATTAATGCCGTTATATCCAGCGATAACTCTCTCAACATTATAAAAATCTTTTTCATATAATCTCCAAAGTGCAATATCATCAAAATAATCCTCTTTTCTTTCGAGGTCTTTAATCATTAGCGAAATACCACTTGGCACTTCACCGCCAGATTCAGCCCATTGAATCCATAGATGGTTATTTGATGCAACAAGTTCTATTTGGAACTTGATATTATTAATAGCTTCCTCTACATTCCCATTCGGAGATGTAATATTGTATTCTCCTTCATCTCCCATATCAAGAATCTCATTTGACCCAGTTCTAAGAATATTTTGGTCACCACGCAATCCACGAACCCAAGGCTGTCCGAACATATTAAATCTCATGCCAAGATTCATTTCGGTCAGTCCGATATTAACCTGTTCATTACAATTCACAATATCGCTTGCCCCCTCAACAAAGAAAGAATCAATTTGGTCTTCTCGATGGGTAAAAACAAACGGAAGAATGCCGTATGGATTAGGTTGTTCTTCTAATACTTTTCCATCTTCGTTCAAAATAGAATATTTCTCAGCATCCCAATATCCCCATTGCAATCCCATTGTATTAGACAAATCAGAAGTTTTATTCAATAGTGGGTAGATAATTGCTTCAGGCTTAAACGGGTCATCTCCAAAATATGCCTCGAAGTAATAGATAGGGCGATAGTCAAATCTTTCACCGTCCCAAAATACTCTATTGGCAATAGTGCCTAAGAGTCGAGTCATTCTTTCAGAATGTTTCATCCGTACATCTTTTGTTGGAATAAGAGAATTATATAATTCACTAGCATTTCCCGTTGTCCTAATAGCACCTAATGTGTATATTCTACTAATTTTGTTAATAAACTTACGAGTGAAGTTAGTAACCGATGGTGGAATTTCGGAGAAAGCATCGCCAGAGAAATACCTTTTAATGTATGAATCTGTTGATGTACCAGAGTAATAGTCTAAGAACTTTCTAATCTCTTCTCGTTTAAGTTGAGAGTTCATTAACTTTGCCTCGGTTAATTTGTCCCTAATTAACTGATTAATCATCTTTGAATCCTTTTCATTGTTTTATTCTTCATGGGAAATCTATTTAATATAAAATACCGAAAAGCATCATTCCCATGGTCGTGATACCCGTCTTTTACTGGTTCTTCTTTGATAGGTTTGCCATCTCCCGTTTCTGGGTATCGGTATTCTTCAAAATCTTTAATAACTTCTGTGCATTTCTTATCTACATGAACTCTTCGTGTACCATCGGCACTAGAGAAGAATCCTCTTGTATATGAGACGCTAGATGTTATATTACGACTTAATCTATCTCTCATGCAAAGGATTCTTATGCCACTTCGTCGAAAAATCTCCATATCGCCAGCCCCACTCTGACCTTGGACGCTACTCCCAGCAGGGTCGCCATAATATGAAGTGATGGGATAACCTTTTATCTTAATCATCTTGATTAAATCCTCGGTCTTGATATTTTCCTTGTGCAAGATGGAATCGAAAATTCGTATATGCTCAATATTGCCAATCCACTCTGTTTGTATAAATAGTACGGCTGGCATCCTGTATCCAAAATCTATCGAGCAATAAGTAGGAAGATTCGGGTCATAGGAATAATCGCCCACATCCTGCTCCCTATCAAAATCCCAAACCTTGCCTTGGAATACTGAAAATTCAGCACCAAATTCCTGACCAAATAGTTCTTTTGACATATTTCTTTTACGTTCAAGAATAGCTGGGTCACTTTTGCCGAGAGGAAATTCATACTGATTTACCCATGATGGTGAAGAATGGCTCTCCCATTCATCATCCTCTTCGCCCAGCTTGTATAAATCGTATATCCAATTTCTTCCTTCGGGGGTTGTAATGAAGATAACCTTACCTTTCCTACCAGCAACGGTTGGAGATAGGTACATATCCCAAATTTTCTTATTCATCTTGGCTACCTCGTCGATAACCAAAAAGTCCAAGCCTTCACCAACAAGAGAATCAGGATTATCGGCACTCATTCCCTCAACAGTAGTACCCCACTTGAATTTGATATACATATCCTTTTCTGAAGCACGCTCTATATCATCACCGTGTCCAACCACCATTCTTTGCCATATCTCTCTAAAGATAAGACGAGCTTTCTTATATGACATCCCCACAACCCAAATTCTCTTATTTGGTTGGGATGCCACATAGGTGGCTTCCATAGCAGATGCCCAAGTCTTCCCAAATCTACGCCCACATACCATGACATGGAATCTCGAATCGGGTTTTGAAGGATAATGAAGTGATAATTGCCCATTATGGGGCTTGTATCCAAGATACTCAAACCACTTTCTCTTGAAGTCGTAATTTTTTTCTTGCATTATACTTGTCTATAATGTAGTTTATATTATACCTTTAATGCAAGAATAACTTGCTTAACTTAACTCACTAAAGAGGTCAAAATGTCAGAGGAACAAAAAGCAGTGGAAACTGCACCAGTCGATACAGACGTTAAAACGGATGAAGGGACAAAACCCGAAGAAAATGCTATACCACGTTCTAGGTTAAATGAAGTAATTGATGAGCGTAATAAATTGCGTGAACAAATACAAGCCTATGAACTTAAAGAGGAAGATACTCGTAAAGCAAAGCTTGCTGAACAAGAGAAATGGCAGGAATTGAATGCTGAACTCCAAAAA